TCGTGTGTACTCATAAGTTATACCTCATATTTAATATCCTCTTGCTTGGTAGTTAAATTTAATATCCTGCGGTGAACCCGTACCATTGCCTTGATAGAAACTCACATCAAAGCCTGTGGCAGTTTCGTTGCTTAATACTATCCTGTCGTTTTGATCCATATCACAACCTGTAATCCCAACACTTGGTATTGCATAAAATGCGTCTGCGTAGGTAATGCTCTTCGTTCCCACGCCTGACTGAATAGCGTTATCACCTTGCACTCGATCTGGCATATCAACGGTTGCGGTTAGCGTGGTAATACTGATTTGGTTATCCTGTGAAGCTGTATCTGCTTCAATCTTGAATTTAAACGCTCGTGCTGAATAGTCGGCAACTGTGAATTTAGTCCACGCTCCCCAAGTTGGTGAACCGCTAGGATCGTCATTGGTGGAGGTGATATAGAGATCAACTACCACATCTGAGGGTGCGTTCTCGAAGTCTGTCCAAGTATCAATAAGATCAACTCTGCTATCTATCGTATCAGCTAGAGTAGCCGCACTAAATGCTAGATTGGCGGTTACTCTGCTAGTGTAGACTGCTCCCAAATCTATGTAGGTGTCAAACTCATAAGTACCGTTACTTGTGGATAGATCAATCCCTCCAATGTCATCCATCAGCCCCCAATCATCTATTAAGTCTGTCTCATCATCAATCGCTAACAGTGCGCCCACTTTTAATGCGCTACTCTCGACAATCATATTGGTTTTAGTGCCACTAAAAGTTGGATTTTGAGTTGAAGTCTCTACAAAGTTCATCTTCACAATATCTGGAACTGTGGTTGCAATGTAGCTCGTAGCATCTACCGAAGCGTTACCTGTGGAGTCAATGAATTTGGCTAGATATGTACCTGATACCAAAGGCAGTACGGCTGTTGTATTATGCCCTGCGACTGCTGAACCGATAGCAGTTGAACTCTCCCAGCTTGCGCCAGAGGTTAGATTTGAGTGCTTAAATGTGACCTTGCCGCCCACTCGCACATCTAAATCTGTGGCTAAATCCCAGCTTATATGTGCGTTATTATTGAGTGCAATAAGTGATAAGCCGTCCACATCAACAGGTGGAGCGGTTAATCCTGCAATAGTCACATTAGATAGTGTTGCCCAGTCTGACCTTACGCCCAGAGTGTTGATTGATCTTACTCTGAAATCATATAGATCGGGGTCTGCATCATCTAATCTGGCACTTAATGTGCGAGTGACTGTTAAAGCTAACCAAGTTGATGAGCCATTTTTCTTCCATTGGACTTCATATTCTCTTACGAATCTATCATTAGCAGCTATCCAATCTAGCTGGATGCGTACTTTAACCCCTGCCGAGCCGATTGTGTCATATAGTGATTCTGTTGCTGATATGGCTGTTGGGGTTGCTACTGTATTCAAGTCTGGTAAATAAGTATTAGGGATTGCATCTTGTGCCGTCACATTACCAAAGTCATAAACGGTTGAGTCGTATTCCCTGACTGACATCTTCACTTCGCTGGATGACTTCATATCCATACGCTCAACTCGGAACTCTTTATTCGTCCAGCCCATTCCATCGTCTGTGATAGTAACCACTTCGCCCACTTCAACCTGCAACGCTTCAACAGTAGCAATAAATGATACTGCTATCTGTTGGCGTGACTGATTGAGTAGGATAGCGCATAGCATCTGTGACCGCTCAATATCAGTATTGAATGGTAGTTTTATGGTCTGCTCTAGCTTCAAGCCATTGTCATTCGTTTTGTAAGTAGATGACTCTGAATATGCTATATCATCACGCCAAGAGGTCTCTTTATTAGCAAAGTCTGCGCTAATCTTGTTGTAACGACTGCGCTTAGAACCCATACGGATATTCCAACCGCCAACCACATTATCACTATTGAAAGCAAACCCTGCTGATTCAGCTTTATCAATAATGAGTTTATACTTACCTGCTGTAAATACCAACATACCCTTACAGCAACTTGTTAGTGCTTTAAGGGTTGCAATTGATCCTGACTCTGTATTGACCACACCATTGCAGGTGTATCGCTTAACAGTCGTCCCTAATCCTGTGAGGTCTACCAACTCATCGCAATAATTGGCGGCAGAACTAAAGCTGGTATCGTCTATTTCGCTTGCATCCAAACCACGACCATATCTTGTGTTGGTCAAATAGTCTCTAATACATAGAGCAGGGTTATCGCTCCACGCTGTTGTTGAGGTGCGAGGATCGTAGACTTTAACGCCCTTAGTGACGAAGTTAATAGTTGGTATGCCACCTGTGAAAGTGTCTTGGTCATATTCAAGTCTCACATAAGCGTAGGCTGTACCTCTAAGCCTGTGATTACTTGTCCAACCGCTTGAAGCTGACATAAGGTTAGAATCAGCGGCTTGGTCATCTAGTCCTGAATGGATAGTATATGTTACATAATTTTCAAACTTAGAACCTACTAAAGACTCATCATCAACAATAATCTCTGTGACACTATCAATCTCTCCCTCTCCAAGAATCAGGATTTCATACAGATATATATTGTCTGATCCGCTAGTCTCTACAAACACCTGGGTAGCACCAATCCTACGCTCGCCATAAATAATAGGGATAGGGTCATTGCTGGAAGCCTTGTTGGTCATTGCTCCCTGCGTACCTGCTCCCACATCTGGCATATCAGGTGTGAGCATATCCATTACTGCGCCACCGACTACATAACCAACCACCGCTCCGACTGCTATAGCCGCAACTGTTCCAACTGCTACATATCCAATGACCGCACCTGCTACGAAACCTGACATTTCTTAGCCTCCAGCGATAATGCTTGTCTATAATCTATTGTAATCTCTTCGCCCAATGATCCACCTTTACAGCCCTCAATTCTTCTGTGAGCAATAATATACGCATCGTTGCCAATCACTAAAGGATAGGCGTTGGGTGTTTTGGAATGGTTAATGTAACGCCCAGCAGGGGTGCGCTTGTCGCCTAGTCTAGCAACAGCTATCTCATCACCCTTGTTAAATGTTGCAGTTGCAAACATTCCTTTGCCCTCAATAGTTGAATCCGCTACCGTCACATTATAACTTCCGTGAGGGAAAGGTGCTTGGTCATCTTCATTTTTTGTTAGCTCTTGCACTTGCTCGTGGGTAAAGCCAAACTCTGCAATTGCTTTGTAATAATCTGTAGTATCTTCTGCATAATCAAAGAATAGTAGATTGTCGTGAGCTTCTTTATACTCATCCCAAGTTGTAGATTTTCTAAGATAAGTCTCCTCTAGCTTCTCTGTATTAGTTTCAGTAGTTGAGAACACATTTTGCCAAACGGTATCTTCATAGACAAAAGCAACTTTACGCCCCTCTTCTGCCACAAAAGTTTGCGGTGCGCTCATTTCAACCCAATTGCCATCTGATCCTAAGAAGCTAATCCGACCTTTAAGCATAATATTTAAGTGTTTGGTTTTATGGTAGTGACCCATCACAAACGCACCTGCTGGCATTGCAACTTCACGGATATAAATATTAGGTGCAAATCTATGGGTTACAGGCGCATCTATCTGATCCATCTTTAATAACATAGCTTCCATTCCCTGCGCTGTAGCTTCGTCAAACTGCGCTGGTAGACAGTCATCAGCATTATCTACAATGGTAGTGCAAGGTTGCTGATATTGAGCGAGGCTTGTATCTAGTGCGCTCTGCGGTAAGTTCTGGATCACGCTCTACCCCAAGGAATATCTTTTTGAATCTCACTAGCAAACTCAAACCCTTTGTCGCCAGCAAAATAGGATTGATGCTCTGAATGGTTGGTATGCCGTCCCGTATTACGCTCAAAATCCACCCACGCATTTGTAGCGGCAATGGTAACAACTGACTTGCCTGTTTTAAGGTCTTCTTTAATTGTTGGAGCATCCATTCGGGCATCTAGTGACAACCAAGGATCAGCCACCCATTGACTATTCTCATCCAAGAACCCTGTGTATATCTTTAATGGTCGATCAATATAATCCTCTGCAAGAATCAGAGATAGATAAGTTTGGTCTACTCCTGAAAGTGAGACATTGACCGTAGATACTACAATCTTAGACTGCTCGGATATATCTGAAATCTGCAACAATCCACCTGCTGGATTATAAGTGTTTCCGTTAAAAGTCATCTCGTGGAAAGCATCAGTCGTATAAGTAGTCACCGCATCAAAGTGTGCAGACACTAAATGAATAGGTCTGTTCTGATCCTTTGCGGCTTCTGTTGCGTTTGATCCTGTGAAGCGAGCCATTTTAGAACGCTTCCGTCAACTTAACTTCGTACTTAGTGAATCCTGAATTATCAGCCGTCATCACCTGCGCCTTGTCATCAAGCGCAACCGTAAAAGGTACATCATTATAAGTAACTACTTCGTTATCAGCTACAGCGGATATCAGGGAGGGTTCAATGGCTAAATTAGTGCTTCCATCAGCGGTAAGCATATATACTTTGTCGTGACCTGCAAACTTAATAAAATCTCCTGCTTTAAGTGTACCTGTCAACCCATCAGAAGTTACCGAAGTTGCTCCAATTACCGCTGAACCGTTGGCAAGCAAAGTGCCTGTGGCTGTACCGCTAGTGTCACCATAAACTGTAGGAACAAAAGTGAAAGAGCCATATCTGCCTTTTTGAGATATTACAAAAGCCCAAAGGGGTGCGAAGTCTGACCTGCTCAATGGTGGATAAGTTAGCTCAAAATTCCATTGCTGTGCGCCTGTTGTACGAGTCTGTCGTCTTAGGTTTTGAGTCTGCGAAACAAAGGCAGGGGCATTGCTTGTTACTTTTATCTTGTTTGGTTTTGGTGTGGTTGGATATGCCATTAAATTACTACCGCCTCCCCTTGCTCGTGAAATGCTGAACGGATCACACCGATAATTAAGTCTGCGTTCTCTGCCATTGACTGCTGGAATGATTGAGAGTCCATAGCGTTTACCGTGAAGTCTATATTGACCTCATTAGTAGTTTGTCCTCCGTTTCCAGCTCCACCTCCTCCAATAGACTGCCCTTTAGAGTGGTCAATAACAGTTTCATTAGGGTGCATCATTGCCATAAAGCCACCCTTTCCATCCAATCCTCCTGAGCGTGCGCCTGAACCTGTGTAACCGCCTCCATCAAAGGACTTCATTAGTTTAGATACCGCCATAATCCCAGCAATTGCCATTAGAGCGTTAGTTCCGAAAGATGCAAGAGAAGCCATCATTGCCGCTGGTGTCCAAGCGGCTGTTTCGGTAGCCGCAGCTGTTACTGCTGTGCCTGTTCTTGCTACTGTACCTGTTGCGTGGGCGGCTGTTTGCGTAGTCTCAATACTGACTGCTAATGCCTTTTTAGCTGTTCCAAATATTTTTTCCTTCGCCCAGTTGATAGCCATCTGTACGCCAGCCTTGATTAAACTGCCAACAACCTCATTTACGATAGTTCGCCCTAGGGCTTTAAACACTTCTGACGACTTCTTACCGTACAAGCTGACCTGCATTATAGCGTCCGATATACCTGATACTAGAGTACCATTTGGGCTAAATGTTTCTGCTAACTGATCCTGCACGCCTTTAATGGCATCACTATCACTAAATTCAGCCCACTTCTCTTTGAGCACTTCAAGTAGATCAATTTGTGTCCGCGTAGCCTCATTTGCAGGAGACTCAGATAGCGCGGTGTTGTAAAGAATTACCGCCTCTCGTAGGGCTCCAAAATGTGTGAGCATCTCACTAAAAGTCATATCTCCCTCTTCTCTAAGAGTCCTCATGTGGGCGATCACTTTTGGTATAAGTTCGTCTCTACCAAATGCTTGCATTGCAACTAAGTATCTCTCGATAAGGTCTTCAAACTTAATGGCA